AACAGACGTTCATCATTTATCAGCCAAGCAATCCGGTGGAAGTAAATGTAAAGATTATATAGAAAATTTGATTTGTCTTTGTCGTAGCTGCCACGACAAATGCCACAAAGATAAAAATTTTAACATGAAAGCCAGGATAATTAATTTGCGAAACATTGCCGACAAATTGGAAAGTGAAGTGGATGGATAATAGTTTTAATAAATACGATCCTCATGCAATTGCTGAAACAAAAATGAAAGCAATTGTTAGTTATAGAGAAGCTAAAAGAATGTTTAATCAGCTTACTAGAATTAAAGATGAAAAAGAAAAAGCAAGATATTTACATTATCGTTTTTTATCTAATGAAAAACATAGTGTTGAAGATGCAAAAGCAAAAGCAAGAATAGATCCAGAAGTGACAGAAGTTAATAGTAACTTAGAACAAGCTGAGAAACTAATGGATGAAATGTTTGCACAACTTGATCGTATTACAACAAAAATAGAACTTATGGCAGATGCCAATGCTACAGCCAGAGCAGAAATGAAACTTGGGAGTTTACATACATAATGAATAATATGATAGAATTATCCAAAAGCGAGGGTTTTCAAGCTAGTCTTGTAGGTATTCAAAGAAATATTGAAGCAATTTTAGATGGAAGAAAAACAGCATTTGGTAAAGATAAAACTTGGACTATACATATTGAAGGTGCTTGTGGAGAACTAGCTGTTAGTAAATATATGAATGCATATTGGGGAGGAAGTGTAAACACTTTCAAATCTGATGGAGATTTGTGCAATGGATGGGAAGTAAGAACACGATCAAAAGATGATTGGGATTTAATTATTAGAAACAATGATCCAGAGGATAGAATTTATATTTTAGTAACAGGTCTATTTCCTAAATATTTTATTAAAGGTTGGATCAAAGGTAAACAAGGAAAACAAAATCAATTTTACAAAAATTATGGGAACTATGGACACGCTTGGTTTGTTCCTCAAAACTATTTACAGCCAATGAAAAATTTAAAAGGAAGTTATAATGAGTAAAAATATAATTAATATTGTGCAATTAGATCAAGGTGGAACTAATCCTAAGTCTGAATTGTTTGAGCAACCATTGTGGGAGTTGCACTTTGAAGATGAAGATAAACGTATTCTTGGTAAAGCTAAGATGGAAGAATATTTATCTAAAGGTTACAATAATACTGTGTACCAATTTAAACGTTGGACAGCTAACACACCATCTGGAACAGAAGTACGTCTTTGGGCAGTTGTTTTTACGGATAATAGCCATGATCTTTGTGTCGCTAATAAATTCTACCAAATGCTTAAAGTTGGACATCAACGAAAAGATGAAGAGAAATACAAAGAAATAGAAGAGAAGCTACATCTTAAACGATTACCAGAAAATACTGCTTTGTTTCATCCAAAAAGTACAACAACACCAGATGAACGCAAAGAACTAGATAATTATAGAAAAAAAATTTTAAATGAAGCCAGAAACGAAGAAGAAAACCAAGATATCGTGAGAGGAGAATACTAATGTCAGCAGAGAGAAAACCACTAGAGCCAGTATATTATCGTAAAGATTTGGCTAATTTGTTCGGAATATCAACTAGGACTTTACAAACGAGATTGAATGAATTATTTATACAGCATCCCAATATTTCTTGTTTATCTCGTTATATAGGTAAAAAGCAGTTTTTTACCTACAATGACATTGAGGAGATTAAACAATTATGCTTACCCTATTCAAAAGAAAAGAAAGCAAGTTCTGGCAAATTAGAGGTACTGTCAGAGTCGGCAGACAAATAATTACAGTTCATAAAGAGTCTACTGGTACGACAAGTAAATCAGAAGCTACTTGGATTTGTGAGAACAGACAAGAGGAAATAAAAAATTCTATTTTATCTACCCATAATATGACATGGGGAGAATGCTTTGATAAAATGTTGGACAATCCTAAACATTGCCCATCATCTAAAAGAATGTCAATATTCAACAGAGTAAGAAAAATGGTTGGCGATTTTGAGTTAAAAGAATTTAACGATGATTTAATATTCAGAAAAGCCTACGAAATGTATCCAGTTTTAAAACAATGGAAGGGTAAAAAACTAAGAGATCTTAGTTATGCAGAACGACAGTTAGCATCAGCAAAAAATAATACGGCAAATACTGGCTTTGTATTACCTATATCAAAAGTGCTGCACTACGGAGCAAAACAAGGTTGGTGTAATGATCCAACGATTGAGAACTTTGAAGTATTAAATGCAAGAGCAAGACAAAAAGAAATATTTAGTTTAGCTGATGTACGAGCAATTGAAGAAAAATGTACTGACGAGCATATTAAATTTTTATTCTTGTTTTTAATTTATGTTGGTTGCCGGATATCAGAAGCTCTGAACATGAGTTGGATAGAAAAAAATCCATTAAACGACAGACCAATGATTGATTTAGAAAAAAATAAATTTAATATTTGGATGTTCAAAACGCAAGAATGGATAACAAAACCAATACATCCTAAGATAAGAAAATACCTGGATAGAATAAATTTCAGAGAAGATAAATTATTTGAATGGAATGATTTGCACGATAGACAAAACAATCCATCTGGAATTCCTACGAGATGGTGGACTATGTGCCAACAAGCAGGAGTTACATATAAAAATCGTCATGCTTGTAGACATACTCACGCAAGTTGGTTAGGACAAAAAAATTCACTACAAGGTTTAATGACTGCTGTTGGTTGGAAAAGTTCTAAAGTGGCACTTGGTTATGTTCATACTAATCAAGATGAAGTAGAAAAAATGATTAATGGATTGCCAGAATAAAATATTTTCTGACCATTTTGTGACCACTCTATAAAAAAAAATTAAAAAATGGCTGATTTCTAGGGTAAATTAGGTATACTTTTTTCTTGATATACTAGGTGTCATAAGGTAGTATTAAAGAAATAATGAGAAATAACAAGAAAAATTGGGAAATTTTTTACAAGGGTAGGAAAGAAAATGCAACTATTTACGACCATTTTCTAACCCACCCTGCTCTCATTACGACCACTTTTAACAATGGAGATAGTATGATGGTTGAAACTATGAACGAAGGGCAAGATAAATATAAACTTGTAAAAAGTTGTGTTAAATATTCAAAATCTCAATATGATATTACTACGATAAATAATCATTTTGCTAATAAAGAAATACAAATTAATAAAGATAATGAAAAAGATTTAGCTAATAAAATAGTTAATCTTGTTAATAATAATATTGGCAATCACGCAAATATCAATGAGACAAAGATTATTTTTATACCTAACCACCATAAAAAAATTAATGAAATTAGAGAAAGTTTAGGTAAACCATTATTAAAAGAAAAATACGATTTATATTTTTTTAGTGGCAGAGGTTGGGAAGTAAGATTTCATAAGGTGGCTCAATAATGAGCCATCTATCAGCTTCCACTTTTGTTGATATGCCTATTATCAATAAAGATTATATTGAGATCAGACCTATTGAGTTTGCTCAAGCTAAAGAAGTTATAGGCAAATTTCATAAGCATAATATTGCACCACAAGGTCATAAGTTTTCTATGGGTATATTTAGAAAAAAATTAAACGATCATGTTGCAGGTGGAGATTATGAACAATTACATGATTGGGTAATTATTGATACTTTTGATAATGATGATGATACTTTGGAACAATATTATGATTATGAATATGGAATGGATATGGAATACAGCGATAAGTATGATGCTTATGCGTTAAATTTAGGTGGGGAATTTGTATATGCTCGACCAAAAGAAGATGATGTTTTACTAGGAGTTGCAACTATCGGTAATCCTGTTGCTCCAAAATTAATGGATGGTAAAACTTTAGAGATTACTCGTATTTGTTTTGTTGATGAAAATAATAATCCATACTTTGATAGTGAGTTGCCAAAGTTTAATAGAGATCATTCATCTCCAATACCATCAATGTTTGTTTCTGCTATTGTAAAAGAAGTTAAAAAAAGAGGTTATGAGAAGTTAATTACTTTTACAAGAATTAATGAATTTGCTAAATATTTAAAAGCTACTGGATTTAATATTGTGTTTACGCAAACTAGAATACAAAAATGGAAGTCTAAGAATGCAGATAAGATGTATTCTAAATCTAAACCAAGTCTTAAAAATCGTTGGGAATTAAAAGTAGCTTAACTTAAATATTTAATATCTTTTATAACTCCTCTTGGGATGACTTGGCTACGACCAAATAGATCATCCTCATCGTGAGTATCTTTATCAGCTAATATAACAACAAACTCATCTGTTTCTTTATACAGCCAACCAAGAGAGTCCACACTACATACAGCAGACTTATCAAGATCTTCTTTTTCAATCCAACCACCAAGAGAGTTCTCATTTGTATCAAGCCAAGTAACTAAAACTATCTTCATTTTTTCCTTAAATGTTTGTACTGTTTTCTTTGTTCGACTGTGCCACTAAAATAATCTTCGTTCCAATTGTCGTAGTAACCAATTTTTTTTAATGACGTACTAGCTTCTTCTAATTCATCAAATGATTGTATGAGTACCATTAGAAAATCGTTATGACTCTCCCATGCTGTATCTTGCAAGAAATCTATTTCTTCATCAAAATCCTCTGGATGTGATGCCATTAAATATACATCTCTTGGAACATACACATAGTTAAGTGCATGAATATAGTCGGCTAGTTCATCAGCAGTTATGGATAAATCAGAACAAGCAACGATAGAAATTTTACCTTTAAAATTATCAGCTTCTTTGATGATAGCTTCAAGGTATGTTGAGGGATCGTTGTGTTCTACAATGTTTATGTGATTGTCTAGCCTTGTTTTTTTTGCGTAAGGACAAACAGGAAAGTTGTTTAAATGTTTGTTGGGTATTTCTAAAAAGTCTTTCGACCAGGATAATATATCTTCCTTTATCGTTCTCACTTTTTCTTAATTTGTTTAGAGATATACATATTCTTCACTAAACTTGTTTTCTTACCAAACTTCTTGTCTGCTTTTTTCTTGGCAGCAGAATACCCTTTTTTATTTTTTATCTTCTTTGACTTGCCTAGACTTTTTGGTCTTGGCTTTTCCCATACCGGTTTTTTTTTCATTTCTCCTCATTACTAATGGTTGTTTCCAGTTTGCTATTGTGAAAGTGCCTGTTAAAACTTCAACAATTCTTTTTAGTTCTTGGTCTACCACTTAACTTTATTTGACCAATAAGCTGCTGACATCTTACCTTTATTGATATTCTTACTATGTCTTGCTTTGAATGACCTGGAACGAGCAGTATTTTTTTTATCTCCAGACACACCTTGCTGACCAAAGCGGATAGTTTTTATTTTACTACCCTCTTTGGCAACAACAATGTGAGATTTTTTAGGATGCGATGGAGTACGTTTAGGTTTATTAAAACCACTTACTCCTGCTCTTTTTAATCTTGGATCTGCCATTAATTAAATAGCACCAATCACTACGATTACGATTATCGCAACAATACCGGCTTTAATCCAATCCTTCATGCTCCAGTCAGACCACTCTTTTAAGTGACTCCATAAGTCTTGTAATAATTTCATATTACCTCCTATTTTTTAAAAAATTTAGTAGCACCTTTAATTCCAAATGATGCTGACACAATGACACCTAAAGTGTACTTGTACCAATCTGGTGCTTGACTCAATGCTTGAAAACCATTGAACACAATATCTCTGCCCCAGTCTCCACAAAATGATAAAATTAAAGGTATGCTAAAAAGCAAAACCAACCATTCATCTTTCCATGATCCTTGTGTATTTTTGATTGCTTCTAAATCCCAATCAACCTCTCCTTTAATTTGTTTTTCCATTAAAGAAGTCTTAGCTTTTATTTCTGTAATCTTTTGTTCTGCTTTTGCTTTACGAGTATCTACAACACCTTTAACTACTTCTCCTGCAACACCTAACAATGGTTTTAATAATAAATTAATCATAAATTACCTAATTGGTTATAATAAAGATAAAATTGTCCGATTTGGGTAAAGACTAAAACAGCAAAAAGAATTAAAAATATAATTTTAAACATTTATTGTTCTATGCTCTCTAAAATCTGACTTAAATAGTGTACTCTATTTGTCGCTTGATTTTTGTACCATACAGAGTCTTTTAGTTCTTCCGAAGCTGATTGGTAATCGGACTTGCTTAAAGCGTCTATACAACGCTTAAAACGAGAAAATCCTGTCCTACCTAAGACAAAAACACATTCAATTACTACTTCACGAGCAATTTCACTAATGTTTGGACAATCTTTTAGTATTTCATCAGCACCTCTTACTGCAATAGCAAAATCGTACTCAAAGACTTTTTCTAAGTGTCTATGATCGTACTGTTTATCATCTTCCCACTTCTCATCAGATCTACATAGATGACCATAGCCTATTGTTCTTTTACCTAATGAGTCTAAGTAAACTTTATTGCGATAGCCTTCATGTTCTTTGATACGTTCCTTTAATTCTTGATATTCCATAACGTCTTTTTCTTTCGTAAAATTTGTAAACCTTTTTCTAGGTAAATCATGGCATCGCCTAACTCTTCCAAAGTATCGACAAACATTTCTTCTAATTCTTTATCGGCTTGATCCATAGTATTGCCAAACTTCTTTGTACCTGCTTGGGATCTATCAGCTATGCGTTGGCAAACTTTTCTTGCAATAGGATCTTCTATATCCTTCATATCGTACCAGTCCATTCTCCCTTATCGTTTAAGGGCATTGAGTAAATAACTGGCTGTGAATTTATAATAGCACCTACACTAATAATTGGTCTTTTAATATAATTTTTTGCATACTTAAATGCTTCATGTTTTGGATTTATAGAACAACCAACACACATAGCAAAGTTCAATGCTAGGGGGGAAGATATGAGAGTTAGTTGGCTTAACGTGTGTTGATGTCCTGCCACATAACTCATGCCTAATTCTTTTGCACTAGCAACAACATTGGATTTAAAATGATGTGTAAAAAAAACTTTAGTCTTATTTGGCAGCTCTACAATAAGTTTATCATGCCAAGTCCATTTCCATTTCTTTTCTATTTCTAATATGTCGTTGATGTGTCTGAGAAAAGAATTTGGTATTGCAGATTTTTCTGCAAGTCGCTGAATGCGTATATCGTGATTGCCATAAATAATTGGCATTGCAGCAGGAAATATTTTGCGTAGTTTTTTGATACATCTAATAGCATCTTTTATTTCGTATTTTATATTAGGTAGTTCTGCACTATGCAAATGCTGACTAATTGCATGAAAGTCTACAAGATCTCCAATATGAATTACTTGCGTTGGTTTTATTTTATCTCGTAATTTTTTTATCCATTCAAAATAACCTGGCATTTGATATGGAAAATGCGTATCACTAAGAATAAGTAATCTTTTTGTATTCATACATTTCCTTTTATATGGATGGCTAATCCAAAATTTTCATAAATGTATAAATTGCTCCTAATATGCCACCGATGAATAAGGCAACTTTTAATCCTCCCAAACCTTTGTTTGATATGGAGTTTAAATCTCGTATTTGTTTTTGCATGATAGAAATATCTTCACGCAAATATTTTAATTCTGTTTTTACTTCTGCTATATCCTTTTGCCACTCAGACATTTGTATTACCTATATGTGAGCCACATTGAAATATGACTGTTAATTTTCTTTCTTTTAAATCAGCATCAAGATAATTAGCTAAGTTGTTTTT